ACGGCTATCGGTTACGGAAGCGGAAAATACTTTTGCCGTATGGAAGTTGTATCGTCTAATGGTTCAGCCCGTATGTTGCAAAAAATTGAAAATGTTGAAACCTTAGCAAATCAAACAGTCACAGTTTCTTTTTGGGCTAAAGCAAGTGCAACGACTAGCCTAGACGTTTATTTCCAGCAGTATTTTGGTACAGGTGGAAGCGCGACAGTTACTTCAACAGTTGAAGCCGTAACATTGACAACATCTTGGCAGCGTTTTACTAAAACAATCACTCTTGCTTCAATAGCAGGTAAAACTATCGGTGCAGATAATTATTTAAGCGTAGAGTTGCGCGAGACTACTGCTTCGACAAATGTCAGTTTTGATTTTTTTGGCGTACAGACTACTGCTTCGACAAATGTCAGTTTTGATTTTTTTGGCGTACAGGTTGAAGCGGGCAGCGTTGCCAGTGCTTTTCAAACTGCTACTGGAACAATTCAAGGAGAATTAGCCGCTTGCCAGAGGTATTATGTGAGAACAGTTGCAGGAACTGCTTATGGCTATTTAACTGGAGTTGGCGGCGGTAACTCAACTACAACAGCGGTTATGCCTGTTCAGTTGCCAGTAGTAATGAGAGTTGCACCAACATCTGTTGAGTATGCAAATGCTCAATTAGCGCAATTTAATGGTGGATCTTTCAGCATTTCTTCAATTGTGCTTAATGGGCAACAAAATACTCAATTTGGAGTAATCGAAGCAGGCGGAGCAACTGGACTAACAACAGATCGACCAACTTATCTACGCGGTGCAAATAATACTGCTGGATACATAGGCTTTAGTGCGGAGTTATAAAAATGGATAATGTCATATTTATTACAGATACAGAAGGCAATGAACACGCCATTATTGACCGAGGCAATGGGGAATATACCTCAATGCTGAAATTAACCTATGATGCTATGCAAGCGGAACAATCCACACCAATTGTGGCCGGTGATGAGTAATTTTCCACAAGGCACATTGCCTCGATTGATTCAGGTTGCTCTGGCCGAAGTCGGCACCGCTGAAACCGGAAACAATGAGACAAAGTACGGAAAGCACATGAAGGCCGACAAGCTGCCATGGTGTGGATCATTTCTCAATTGGTGTGCAGATCAAGCCGGTGTCAAGGTGCCAAATGTGGTCAGCACACGCGCTGGAGCTGAGGCTTTTAAGAAAGCCAAGCAATGGCACACAACGCCAAAGATTGGTGATTTTGTTTTCTTTGATTTCATCATCGATGACAAAACCACAATCAATCACATTGGCTTGGTGATCCGGGCATCAGAAAAACAGATTGTGACTATTGAAGGCAACACATCCGGTGCTGGTGATCAACGCAATGGCGGCGAAGTCATGGTCAAATCAAGAGCTTTGGGAGCACGCTCATTTGTTGTCGGTTATGGCCGACCAGCTTATGAGCCTTTTTCTGGTGATTTACCAGATCGACCAAAAGGAGAAAAATAATGGATCAAGCAAAAGCAATGCTCAAAACATTGGCTGAGGTTTTTGTGGGTGCCTGTGTTGCACAAGCTACCGCTGGTCAAAACGACCCAAAACTAATCCTCAATGCTGGAATTGCTGCCGTTGTTGTTGTATTAGGACAGTACGCAAATCCTAAAAATAAAGCTTTCGGATTAACGGGGAAATGATCCGGAAATCACTCGCGGTGGGCTTGGCCTTTGTCCTTTCGCTAAGCCTTACCGCCTGTGGTTATCAAGGATGGGTGCGATACCCATGCCAGCTTCACGAAAATTGGGAATTGGATGAGTGCCGAAAACCTCAATGCAAGGTGACAGGTACCTGTACAGAGGATTTAATAGGCGATGGCTTCAAAGAATAAAGACAGATTAAGTCAAGAGGAAATCAAGGCACGCTTGATGTTTCTCATTGGCGCGGTTTTGTCATTTGTCTTTTTGATTGTCACTCTCGGCATCACATACGCATTGATTTTTGTGACACAGCCAATTGGAGCACAAGCTCCCAATGATGCAGCTTTCATCGATCTGCTCAAAACATTGGCAATCTTTCTCACCGGGTCTTTGGGTGGTGTCCTAGCATCAAATGGCCTAAAAGACAAGCAAAAGTCAGAATACGAAAAAAGCATTGAGAGGCGATTATCTGGTAACGACACGCCATGATTTGAGCGTGATTGTTGAATTTGTCGGCTGATGCTGTCACTCTCTATTCGGGAGCTGATACGCGGCTCCCAGAATCGGGAGCAATAAAATGAACGAAGCATCAATTGTGATCGCAATGCTGATCGCTGGAGCCTTATGGGCTGTTATGTCGTATTCGGTCGGATTCAAGGAAGGCCAACGCCAAGGCTATACAAGAGGCCGTGCGGTATCTCGCCACATTTCACAGATGGACAAGGTGAACAACTAATGGCCGGCTTTCTAGAAAACTACGAAGGCAACAAAGAGCGCACAGATCGCTGGATTGCCACATTTGGCCAAGGCCGATTGGAAGCTCACATTATTGAATTCAATGCAGAAAAAGGCTATGTGCTGGTACAAGCTAAGGCATGGCGCAACCAAGAAGAAACAGAGCCAGCCGGTATCGATTACGGCTTTGGCTATCGTGAGGCATACAACCCGAACATGAAGCGTTGGTTTGTTGAGGATACTGTCACATCAGCTTTGATGCGCGTGATGGCCTTGGTTATGGGTGGCACAGAGAAAGTCACAAAAGAGCAAATGCAGCAAGTCAAAATCAATGATGCAACAAAGCCACAGGATTATGACTATTGGACAACCAAATTTGGTGATGTGCCAAGCTACAAAACAGCCGATGAAGCCGAGCAATCAGGCATCCCATCACTTGGATCATCGATGGATGAGATTGCCAAGCAATTAGGCGGAGAGCTTGTACAAGAGGCACCACAATGCTCACATGGGCACATGATCTGGAAGCAATCTCATGATGGTGCTCCAAAATCATGGGGCGGCTATTTCTGCACAGAGCGCACAAAGGCCACTCAATGCACACCGCGCTGGTATGTCTTACGCTCAACCGGAAAATGGGAGCCACAGGTGTAATGATGAATTTTATTAAAATCACAGAGGATTTTTGGATCGGTGAAGTAGAACATTTTCCCGAGGAAGCAAGACAATTATTGAAAGATGAATTTGCAAAACGCGGCATCGTTCTTGCGTTGTTTGGGAGATGGTAATCATGAGCGACTTTGTTGAAATAATTTATCCTCAAGAGATGATGGCCAAGCTGATGTGCAATGGCGAAATCGTTGAGGAATACAAAATTGAGCAATGCGACAAATGCTCACAGCTGAGAAAGCTTGACAAATTCGGATACCAAAAAGGCTATGACTCAAAGGACAACATTATTTGGTTTTGTGGGGATTGCCGATGATCACAAGAATTGAGGAAATCCAATGCATACTTTCAGCTGTCGATCATTGCAAGGATCGCAATGCAGATCACGCCACCAGATGGCACAAAACACCATCATGGTTTGAGTATGTTGCACAGATGGCCGAATCAATGGCAGCTGAGTGGATTGTGGCCAAGCGATTGGGCTATGACTACGCACCGGGAACCACATGGGATAAGTCAAAAGCCGATGTTGGTGAGCACATTGAGGTCAAGTGGTCGGCCAATCCGGACAGCAATTTATGGATTCAAAATTCAGATCGCCATGATCGCGACATCGCCGTGTTAGTGGTTGGCCAGACACCCAAAATGCACATTGTTGGCTGGATGCCTGTGGCCGTAGCTAAGAAACCACGCTACCGAAACGCATCACAAAACAATTGGAGCGTGCCACAGATTAATCTGCAACCCATTGAAACACTTATGAGGAGCAACTATGCACATCCTGCAATTTGATTGTTCAATCTGCAAAAAGCTTTACGGCAAGGCCAAGCAACGCCATGGCCTAAAGAAAGGTGCCGAACTTACAGAGCATGAGTGGTTCGCTCAATGCATGGGATGTGGCACATTTGGGATCAAGCTTGTCGATGATGACAGGATTGAGGAGCTTTCAGATGCCAACCTATGAATTCAAATGCGATCAATGCGGCACAATGGCAATCATCAATCGTGCCATCGATGCTGATGGCGATGTCGATGCTGGCAATTGCATGGCTTGTGGGATTCCAATGACACGCATTTGGGCTGCAACACCAGCTGTGTTTAAAGGTACTGGATGGGGTAGCAAATGAGAAAGTTATCCACAGGCTTTGTGCACAGGCTGTTGGAAACGCCCAAGCGCACGCTCAATGTTGCATCGTATTTGACTTTATCGATACGCTCCATGCTCGTGGGCGAGCCGCTGAGGCGGATAGCTCGCAAGCGATGCTTGGTGCTATTGGCCGGGCTATGTCTTGCAATAGCAACACCGGCACAGGCCACACAAGATG